GACGACGACGTTGCCGACCGTCGGGGAGCCGTCGGTGACGATCGTGCCTTCAGTGAGCCACGCCGCGTTGACGCCAGCGGAGGTGACGCCGTTCCACGTGTTGGACGTGGTCTGCTTCACGTTGCTGATGCGCCGCCACGGGTTCGCCGAGCCGGTGTTGGTCAGGATGATCGTCGGGTCCAGGACGAACGGCAGCAGGTAGCCGCCGTTGGCCAGGGTGAGGGTCAGGGCGGCACGCTGGACGTTGCCCTGCGGGTCCTCGACGTAGGCGCGGAACGCCTCCTGGTACTCCTCGGAGCCGGTCATCAGCATGTGCCGGGCGATGTCCGGCCGCTGCTGCGCCTTCAGCGTCGCGGTCTCGGCGAAGTCGTGGGCGAGGTTGCCCCGCTTGGCCTCCAGCTCGATCGCGTCCATCGCGCGCGACAGCAGCTCCGACCGGGTGACGACCCGGCTGCGGACCGCCTCGAGGTTGTCGTAGGGGTCGCGGTTCGTGCGGACCAGCAGGTCCGGCGAGCCGTACCGGCTGGCGGTGCTGTCGGGGCCTTCGAGGTTGGCCGGATCCGTCGCCGCGCGGGTGATGCCGCGGACCTTCTCCATCCGCTCGATGAGCGGCTTCGCCTTCTTGTCGAGGGATTCCCAGCGCTCGACGAGGGTGTCACGCAGGTCACCGGAGTCTTCCTCGGTGACGCTGTCGTCGTCCTCCATGCGCTGGAGCTCGTTCTTGATCCTCGCCTGCTCGTCGAGGATCTCCTGCAGAGTAGCCATCCGGCTGCTCACTCCTTCCGGGCGGTCACCAGACCAGTCCCTTGGCTTCGCGCAGTTCCTGCGACCGCAGGCGGTACAGCGCGTGCTGGTGATACCGGGCCGAGTGCTCATCACCTTCGGTGCGGGTGAGCGGGTCGCCGGCGGCGAGTCCCTCATCGGGGGGAGTGCCGGGGTCTTGCTCTTCGTCCTGGTCCTGGCTCCATGAGCCGGGAGTGGACATGCGGACGCCGAGAATCTCGGCACCCGTGTAGGCGGGGTACAGCACGGGGCCGTACTCCTTCAGGCCGAGCTCAGTCCGGTGAACGGTGGTGAGCTCGTCGCCGCGCGGCCGGTACTTGTCGCCGCGGCGAAGCTGGGGGGTTGAGCGCATGATGCGCCCGGTGAACGACTGTGAGGTGACCGCCCCGGCGCGGATGTTCTCCAGCACCTCATGGGCCAGCGGGGTGTCGGAGTAGCGGGTGCGCGTTAGCAGCCCGCGCGCGTCGGCGCGGATCTCGACGGGCACGCCGATCGGCATCGAGAACCTGTCGGACGGGTTGCCGGACAGGTCGCGGCCGTGGTTCCACAGCACCTTCACGGCACCGGGGAAGCCGCCGCGGGCTCTGCTCGCGTGGTCGATCGCCCGGTTGAACGCGGTCGGGTCGATGACCTCGACGTAGTGGCCTTCGTGGTCCTGGATTTCTGCGGGCTCGCCGAACACCGCGGCGAACGCCTCGACGGTGCGGCCGTCGCCGCCGTCAGCGGAGCGGATGATGTGCATGTCCTCAAGCGGGTACATGCGCATGAACTCCGCGCGGGATGGCGGCTGCTTGCTGTCGTCGCTCACGTCAACTCCGAACTTCTTCGCTGCCGCCCGGATCTTGGGCATGGCCTTGTCGCCGAACGGGGACTGGGGGGCGCGCGACAGGGCGTCGCGAGTGTGCGCGGCGTCGTGGACGGGGAAATGCCGGAGCGAGCGCGGGACCGTCTTGCCGGAAGTGTCCTTCTTGCCGCCCGGCTCGACGTAGGCGAACTGGCCGTCGTCGAGGTCGTTGATGCTCGCGGTCGCAAGCTGCGCCCGCTGCGTGATCGTCACCGATGACCTCCCGGTCGCCTTCTTGATTTCTGCCGCGTGCTGTGCCGGCCACATTCCGGTGGCCGCGTGATGGGCCAGGTTGCAGTAGCCGGCCGCGTCGTCGATGTGCTTGCCGAGCTCGGCGGTGCACCGGGCGAAGTCGCCCGGCTGGCCCCAGCCGATCTTCGCCGCGCCCTCGCCGTGCACCCAGTACTCATGCAGCCGCTCAGTCGCCTTCACGTCACCAGCACTGGTCTCCGCCATCAGAGCTTCGCGGCCTGCGCGTCCAGCTGCGATGCCTGCGACAGCAGGCCCTGAATCTGGGTCCGCAGGCTGCTGATGCGGGCCTTGAGCGTCACTGTGTGCCGGTGCGCGGCGTGCGCGTGATGATGCGCCGTCACGGCATGCTGGGGTGTCTTGTGCGGGTGCTTCGCCGCGGCCGTCGCCTTCTTAGCTGTCGCCGCCGCGTGCGCCGCCTGCTTTTCCAGGGCGTGCAGCTGCACCTGCAGCTGGTGCGCCTTCGCGCGGTCCGCCTTCGCCTTCGCATGCAGCGCCGCCTTGCGTCCCGCCGGGCTGCCCGTCAGGTAAGCCGAATGGGCGGCATGAGCAGCGGCGGCATTCTTCTTCGCCGCCGGGGCCTTCGCCGCCGGGGCCTTGCCGCCCCCTCCGCCGCCGGCGCTGGCGAACTCGCCGCCGCCGACGCCGGCGGGCAGGTGGTTCATGTTGAACCGCTGCGCACCCGCAGCCCACTCAGCGGCCCACTGCGACGCCCACGACTCAGCCACGAACCCCTCCGCTCAGCGCACGGCGCCCGCTGCTCGGCCGAGGCGTCGGCCGCGTCCCGTTACCCCCGTCACCCGGCGACGTCGAGCCGACCGGAAGTCTCGGCAGCGTCGCAGGCAGCGGATCAGCCGTCGCACCCGGCTGCGCCTGCGGAAGCATGTGCTGCACCGGCTGCGCGCTCCCCGGCGTCCCCAGCCCGCCCGCCACCAGCTGCGTCAGGTCACCCGACTCAACCGCCGCGATAGCCGACTCGTGCGTGTAACCGGCCTGCACCAGCGCCATCAGCGCCTGAGCCCGCACCAGCGCCGACTGAGCGCGCGTCGTCTCGCCTTCCTGCAGCGCCGCGATATCAGAGGTGTCGTACCAGAGGCGGTTCCCCGCGGGAACGTCCACCAGCTGCGACAGCACCCCGCACGCCGACCGCCACTGCGGCCGTGCCCACAGGTTCGCGAACTTCTGCATGCTCTCCTGGAAGCCGCGCCCCGCACCGCGCAGCGGCTCCAGTCCGACCAGCACGCCAGGCACCGCCGCCGCTGCCAGGATCCGCTCGGTGCCGACCGCGGACACGCCGGAGAAGTCCATCTGCGACAGGCTGTTGCCGATCACCGTCACGTCCGCGCCCTGGTCGAGCACGAGCGTCTTGAACGCGTTCTTCACGCCGCCGTAGCGGGCGTTCGTCCGCTCCCGGATCGAGTCCACCGTCGCCGGCTGAAGCTTCTGCGCGTACCGGATCAGCAGGTTCGGCGACGCGCTGTTCTCCAGGTAGCGGATCTTGTACTGCGACAGGCCGTCGTCGCCCGCCACGTCCCGGTAGACCGGCGTCAGCCACGACATGCCGCGGAACTCCGCCGCCGGATCCGGCACCGGCGCCCAGTGCACCACCTCGTCCGCCGGGACGAAAAATCCGGCACCCTGGTCCAGGACTGTCTTCGGCGGCTCAACCCAGTAGCCGACCTTCCGCCGGTACCAGCCTGCACGGGGATCACTGTCGTCAAGCTGCACGAGCTCGGAGATGATCGTCGTCCAGTCGGGCCGCAGCCGCACGAGGCGGTCCTCGCCGGGCGCATCCCAGGTGTAGGAGTTGCCGGCCAGCGACGCGTCCTGTTCCATGCGGGCCAGCAGGTCGCCCGTCGTTGTCCCCGGCCCGAACGGCTGCTCGAGCTTGGCCAGGTCCGTGGTGCCGAACAGGTGCTTGTCGTCCTTGGCCTGGAACTGGAAGCGTGCCTCGCAGAACAGCGCCATCCGCACCAGGATCGCGCCGAAGACGATCGCGTTGTTCCCGTAGGCGGTCTGCGCCCAGGCTGTCATCTGCGGCATGACCGGCTCACGGTCCGGCGAGGCGTAGGAGGTCGTCAGGACGGCCGCGCCGGACGCCATGCCCTCCCAGTAGCCGTCACGGCGGATCAGCCGGTCAATCAGCCTCACGCCGCGTCCCGCACCCTCTGCAGGTACTGCGCCAGCGTCGGCACCTCATGCACCGACGGCCGTGCGCCCGACTCGTCATCGGCGAGCAGCGCATAAGCGCCGACCGCCAGCGAGTCGAAGATGATCGCCACGCCCAGCGCCCACAGGCCGATCAGCGCCGCACCGCCCAGAACCCCGGCGAGCGAGCACAGCAGCAGGACCACGGACCGGCGCACGGACACCTCACTAGGCAAAATAGGGACGGATATCGGATATCCGCAGGTCAGAGGACATACAGTCACAGCGCCCAGGTGCCTGGCTGCGACTGCTCTTCCCAGCGCAGGAACGCCCAGCACGCCAGCGTCGCCGCCACCAGCGGAGACTGATCCACCGGCACCCGCCGCTCCCACGCCTGAGCGCCGGCCAGGCGCCGCTGCTGCGCCGCCCGCACAGCCGCCGTCAAAGGCGGCTGATCCAGGTGCGCCAGGCGCCCGTCGTTCACCAGGTCAAGGAACTCACCGTGCGCCACCGCCGCGTCCGCCGCCTTCGGCGCCGTCAGGAACACGCCTGCATCGGCCAGCTGCCGCACCAGCGTGCCCGCCTGCGACATCGGGTCAACCACCGTCGCCACCGGATCATGCTCCTCAACCAGCCCGGTCAGCCTCGCCACCGCGCCGCGGGGATGGTCATACCAGACCAGGTCCACGACAACACGGGGACCGTCCTTCTCGCGCCCCGCCGCCACGATCGCCGCATGCAGCCGGTCCTCCGAGATCTCCGCCGCGAACGCCACCTCGCCGCTCACAGCTTCACGCTCGGAGCCGCGCACGCCGACCAGGCATCCTGCCCGATCGCATCCCAGCCCGGCTTCGCCACCTCCGGCCACTGGCACAAGTACGCCCGCCGGAACTCCGGCAGCTCCATCAGCCCGTAGTCCGTCGCCACCGTCTCCTCGCTCACCGTGATCCCCAGCGCCGGCATGCACGCCCGCCACGTCACCGGATCCGCAGGATCAGCCTCATCCGGCGCCGAGTAGCCGATGTAGCAGCCGCCCTCCGTCACGCCCATCTCAGCGCGCGCCCGGCCGTCCTCAACCTTGCCGCGGAAATACGAGCTCTTCTCCGTGCCCGCCGCGCTGACCACCCACAGCTGCGCGTCCCGCGTCATCATCGCCGGGCGCATCGCCTGCTCAAGATGATCGTCCTGCTGCGCCCACGCCTCGTCGATCACGCCGAGATCCAGGTTGTCGCCGTGGCCGCTCGTCTGCGTATTGCTCACCAGGCCCAGCAGCGACCCGTTCGCGAACACCAGCGCCTCAGACCCGGAGCCCTTCCGGATGCCGATGAACGGCGCCAGCTTGCTCGCCTGGATCCGCGGCCACCACACGTCCAGCAGCCGGTGACGGGCATCAAGCCGCGTCTGCGCCGTATAGGCGATCTGCGTACCCGGCCGCCGCAAGCCCCGGGCGATCATCATCGACAGCAGGTCAACGCTCTTGCCCTGCTGCCGCATCACCTCGACGACCACCTGCCGGAACGCGAGCCGCCCGTCCGCGTTCAGCTCCGTCGCCACCGCGTTCATCTCGTGCTGCCACGGCATCAGCCCCGGCCCCGCCAGCGTCCGGAAGTTCAGCAGCTCCGCCGTCCGCGCGATGCCCTCAGCGAGATTCGCCCGGCCCGGCGAAGCCGGAGTCGCGAACCTAGGCCTGCAGGGCGCCGAAAAGTCCCGTGAGATCGGCATCGGCATTCCCGGCGTCCTTCGGCATCAGCTCAGCCAGCGTCATCCGCAGCTCCCTCGCAAGCGGCGCATTCGCAGGCTCCGACGTGTGCGCCAGGGCCAGCCGCTCCGCCAGGCGGCGCATCTCCGTCTTCGCATCGAACTCCGGATCAGCAGGAAGCTGCGGCAGCGAGGTGAAGTCCCGCGGCGGCTCGGACTCCCCGCGCACAGCCGGTT